TAGATGTACTTCTACATGACGATCTTGTAGGACGTCGCTTAGCTCATTAAATAGCTGGGCTACTTTGTAAACTTCGCCCATTAGTCTGAGTGCAGGCTTGTCTCGGCGTTGGTCGTAGTCTCGCTCACGAGTAATCTGACCAAATATTTTACAGCCGTGCTTGCCCTCCAGGTGGACTACAACAGCTAGGTAGTATTCAGCCATCCAGCAGTTGCCACCACTTACACGCTCACTGTCTGCGCCCAAGTATATCTTGGTGTCTGGACTCTGAGCACTAATAAATTGTTTGATTTCGTCTAGGTCGAATTGTTTCATGATTTGTGGCAGGGGTACTTGGAGTCGAACCAAGAATATGGGAATCAAAATCCTGTGTGATACCGTTTCACTATACCCCACTTGGCTCCACAGGCTGGGATCGAACCAACGACCAATTGATTAACAGTCAACTGCTCTACCGCTGAGCTACTGTGGAATATAGTTAAGTTGTGCTAAGATATACTTGTATACTGTTCTACGAGGTTCATCACCACTTTCAAGCATTTGAAGCGGAGTCTGCATACCAAATGCACGATTGGGCGATTCGTACCATTTGTCTACTAGCTCTTGTGAACCAAGCATACTGTGTAAACACATATTAAGTGTAGCGTATGGATACTTCATTTAAGTTCCTTTAAACATAATACTAGACACTATCATATCCGTTTAATGCCAATCGTAGTCGGGCATCCCTACTAGGGGTCTGCGGCTAAGCAGTAGTGGGAGAGGTCTATCCTTGATAGTCAGGTCAGGCTAGCTGGGCCTGCATCGCTTTCGGGTCTAGTGTTATGGTGCCCCGAGCCGGACTCGAACCGGCACGCATTTTCAGCGAGGGATTTTAAGTCCCTTGTGTCTACCGATTCCACCACCGGGGCTTAGATCAGACTTCTACAGTTCCCCTGTCGTAGAGGATATAGATATTTTGGAACTGCTTATGCATTAGGTCAAGGTCGCGGATCGAACAATACGGTCCACCTTCAATTTGAAAGTCTTTGCCACCCTGCCAGTCGCGGAGCACTTGCTCACGAGTCTTATACTGGCGACCATAGGCAGGCAACAAGAACATGGGGCTAGTAACTTGATTTAATGCTTGCATTTGGATTCCTAAATTGTCACAGAAATAATATTATAGCAAATCTGCGATTTAGGGTCAAGACAAAAATTTTCTTGGCCTCCCCATACGGACTCGAACCGCAACCAACAGTTTTGGAGACTGGTATGCTGCCATTACACTATAGGGAGGACTAGTAGGCTTAAATTACCTCAAAGTCACTTTTGCCTACGCCGCACTCTGGACATTCAAAATCGTCTTCAAGGTCGTTCCAATGAATGCCCTCGTCAAGTTCGCTGTCTTCATAAACCCAGCCGCAAACTACACAAACGTGCTCTTCACTCATGGTCTACCCCTTTAAGAATTTGTTTATATGCTTCAGCGTGTTTTTGTTCTACCTTAGCAAGAGCTGCAAATCGCTTTTCGGCTTTTTGTAAAACCTCAGCAAATCGTTGAGCATGATCTTGAGATTCTGTTTGTTGTTCTTGAAACTCGGCTGCAATCTTAAGATTTTTTTCTGCTTTAGCAATTTGCTTAAACTCAGGATACATTTCTGTATACTCATAAGTTTCGCCAGCAATTGCCATTTCAAGAGATTCTACTACACTAGGTTTACCGATCAACAACTCAAGGTGACCCCAAGCGTGTTTAATCTCCTGATCTGCAGTCCAGTAGAAATGATCTGCTACATCCCAGAAGCCTTGTTCTTCAGCAAGTTTTGCAAAGTACAAGTATTTAATATGTGCCATAGATTCACCAGCTAGGGCACTTTCTAAGTTTTTAATTGTTGCACTCATATGTGGTCCTTGGTAGCGGAAGAGGGAATCGAACCCCCATCTGGAGCTTATGAGACTCCTGAGTTACCTTTACTCTATTCCGCGAAAATTTTTATTGTGAACGATTGAACCAGTTACTAGAAGTAAGCCAGCGCTTTTCTAGATCTTCTAGTTCTTTGTGATCTTTAGGGCCGTATTGTTTGACATAATCTTCGAGTGTGTACGGACGAACAAACTCAAGGACACGCTGCCACATATCAGCGACTTTCATTATTTACAAAGCCGTATAATTCCTTGGCTTTCTCTAGAATATCTTTAAAATCATAAAACTTGGGCATATGTTTAGCCCAGTCTTCGGGCTGAACTTTGCCAAGATCTACCATTTGGTGAAATGCTTGCTCTGCAAATTGTTTGTTGGCTTCAAACTGCTGTTGCAGGTAGCCCTGAGCAAGTTGCAGCAACTCAGTGCGGATTTCGTACGGATTTTTAGTTGTCATGTTAGAACCTTGTGTGTTGTGTGTGTAAAAGAAAAAAGCCGGTTACCTGTCCGGCATAACCCGTATCGTCTGTTATGGATGACGCTAGCACTGCCGCAGCTAGTAACGGCTATAGCGGTTTAGGTTCTATAGCTAACCTGAATTGGTACCGCCTCCTGGAATCGAACCAGGTTCCCGGGCTCTTCAGGCCCATGCTATGACCACATCAGCTAAAGCGGCATATCTGGTCTGAGTGGCAGGATTTGAACCTGCGGCCTCCGAGTTCCAAGCTCGGCCGTCTAACCGGGCTGACAATACACTCAGTATATGGCACACCTAGGGGGATTCGAACCCCCGATCTACTCCGTGAAAGGGAGTTGTCCTGGGCCGCTAGACGATAGGTGCATTTATTTTTTTGGCGGTTTAGGGTAAGGTTTCTTTCCCTTGTCGCCTTCGCGAGCATGAATAGCTGCTTCAGCAGCCTTACAAGCCTCTAGTGTGTCAAATTGGCAGTTGCCCTTTTGACCGTACTTGTATTTTCCATTTGAGCATTTATAGCAAGGCATAATTAATCCAATGCAGGAATTTTTGTTAGAGTTTTTGTTTTATGCCCTACAATAGTATCTGTAGGCTTGTACTCGCCATCTTGTTCCCGGTATACTCTGATTAAAGCACCGGGATCATCAGGCGTTCCAGTAATCTTAAAGCTACTACCGGGTACTTGTTCTTCGCCACTTGTAATAACTTTAGTAACTTTACCACGAGCAGTACCGCCACTGGAATTCCAGCTAACGCTATCGCCTCGTTTAACATTTTTTGCTTTAGTAATTATAGCATCTAGTGCTGCTATAAGCGTTTCTGTAGAATAGTTCATAGTATTCTCCGTGGCAGTGAGTGTGGGATTCGAACCCACGGACCCGGTTGACCCGAATCGACGGTTTAGCAAACCGCTGCCTTAAGCCGCTCAGCCAACTCACTATTGATGGTAGAAGGGGTGGGAATCGAACCCACATTAACTGCCTTATCTGGACAGTGCTTACGAGTTTATAAGGCTCGCCCTAAGGCCAATATTAGCAACCCTTCCATATTGGAACACACTATGCCACGCTATGAACCTGGACTCTTAGTAATGTGTTTTAATATGGTGGATGCAGAGGGAATTGAACCCACAACTTACTGGTTAAAAGCCAGTTACTCTACCGTTGAGTTATGCATCCAGTTGACGATTTAGTTTGCCACGAACTTGCTTGTGTGTTTTGGTATGTGAGCCAGCACGTCGTTTATGTGCTAGTGCCACATAGGGATTACGAGGTTTAAGTTTTGGTTTCATAGCTAGTACAGGTTACCTTATAAGGGTCTTGCCAGTAGGGTGTTGGTGGATATGGCACTGTGTAGGGCATTTGCCAGTGATTAGGTTGTGGATACTTACCTAGGATAATGGTTACTTCGGTGTTGTCCGGCAGAGCTTGAAGTATTAGTAGTGCTTCTTGTTTTGTCATTTTTTCTCTTTTTCAAACACCGAAGTAATTATTATACACGGCTATACTAGTAAAATCAATATTAAAATTTTAATTGTCTTGTTCTACATAGCGATAGTGTTTAGTTATCTGTGTAAAACATTCTCGAAATTCATCGCGGGCTTGTAAAAATTGTGTATAGGCTTGAGCGCCGTTAGTTGCTAAGGCTAGACTGGCTGCGCCCAAGTCATCTACAGCTTGCATTATGGTTTTGTAATCTTGTTCTTGTTTAGGGCACCAGTATTTGTGAATTTTTAAAGCTGACATTTTTACTACTTTATAAGGTTTTTAAAGGTTATAATTAAAATCTAACTATGTCTTGGATTGCTCCGTCCAAGCCCTCTAGAAGCTGTTACACCCTAGGCCAAAGAAACCACACTACAATTAACGCTCCGCAACTCTAGCAGGTACCTCTAGAATTGCGTCAAAGTTAAATTAACCCGTTATCTCCTTAGACTACGTTCCAGTTTGTTCCGCGAAATATAAGAGTTGTACTGCCATCTGTAGCAGCAAGGATAGTATAGTTTGCTGCATTTTCAATGGTTTCTGCGCCATTAGGCACTATAGTAATATCACTTGTTTGTCCTGCTTCGCTTTTGACGACTACTGTTCTGCCATCTGTGCCAGCAGTTAGATTAATAGTAATCGCTGCGCCAGTGCCAACTACGCCTAAGTAGTAATTTGGAGTAGTTCCTGCGCTATCTAGGGTATAGGGACTTGCTGCGTTATTTACTAGATATGTATTTACAGTTTCGTTTCCTACTACGGAAATGACACCGTTAGTTACATTAATACCACTACCAACTTTAACTACACCGTAGTTTGTGGTAGAGGTTACTGGGGTATTATAAGCCATGATGTTTCCTTGTTATTTTTATTATAGCATCATACTTGGAGAAGTGTCATACGCACACTAGGTGCTGCAGGTATCACAGGTGGTCCTGCTTGTGCTGGTATCGCAATTAGTTCGGAATTAGCAGTATTAGCAGACCATGCCATTTCTAGATAATCGCCAGCTAACATTGTTAAAGTATAAGGCACAGCTAGCACAACGCCAGCCCCGGCAGCCGTAGTTATTACATCAGTTGCACTATCTGCTACGTCTATGCCATTTTTACGCAACCAGAAAAAACCAGTTGCAGCGCCGCCCGCGCTTGTACTTTTAGAAAACTGAATCATTACTTGTAGCGTGTAGTTGGCAGATTTACTAACTGTTAACCTACTGCCCACTACAAGGGTTATACCTTGTGATAAGGTAGTATTTGTAAGAGTAACTGTGTTAATAGGCAGTAAGTTGGTTTGAGTTAGGCTAGAGTAAAAATAACCTACATCTCCACCACCAGTGCTGCCGCCAGTAGTTACTACACCATAAGTTGTATTAGTGGCTAATGGCAGATTGTAACTCATATTACATTCCATTCTATGCCATTGTATACAAGGCCAATACTAGCCCAGTTTACGTTGATTATATAGCTGGTATCGCCGTCTATAGTAGAGCCTGTGGCTTGAATTACAATAGGATTAGTCTCAGCATCGCCAACGCTATCTTTTATGATATAGGCTTTGCCTAACACACCTACAGGTATGGTAATGGTAGTTGCGCCATCGTAAATAACACCTAAAAAGTATTCATCTATAGTAGGCGAATATGTACTCTGATCTATAAGCGTAACTGGTATATTAGCTACTGTGCCAGGTGGTCCTTGTGGACCTTCTGGTCCCTGCGGACCTGGCGGACCTGGCGGTCCCGGAGGACCAGGCATGCCACTGCCGTTATAATTAATAAAAAGGTCATTATCTTCTAGTAGGGGTGGCGGAGGACATGGAGCTACTGGTGGTACTGGAGGTATTACAGGACACCAACCAATAATGGGCAATAAGTGCTGTCTTTGATTTAGCATAGATAACTCCTAGTAAAGCGCCCCCAGGTCTTTTGAACGTGGGGGCCAACTATTAATTAGAGATTATCTAATATTTGTATTTGTGTTTGATGGATTAGCGGTTTGTGTTCCACTACCAACATTGATTGCTGAGTTAGTGCTCTGAATTTGTTGAGCAATACCCCAGAGAGCGTTGTATAGCTGGCCGTATTGCTGTTGCTGTTGAGCTTGCTGCTGCATCTGATTGATGTTATTGGTTGTAGTAACCTCAACACCGCGTGCACGCTCAGAATTATCAAAACGAGCTTGTAGAGCAATAACTTGTGCGTTAGCATCGCTTAGCTGACGGTTCAGCATTGCTTCGTACTGTTGTACTAATAGTGCACGAGTCTTTTCACCGTCGTTACTAATGTCTTTCGACAGCTCGTAACGGTTTTCCATTACTTGCTGTTGAACACCATTGATTTGATTAGTTAAAGCTGCTGTTGCAGCACTAACATTATCTTTAATACCTTGGATAGCAATAAGATTTGCACTTGTTGAGCTGCTAATAGCATTAGTTAGTTGACCAGTTTGAGTAGCATTGCTAGTCTCAACTGTAGCAGTTCCTAGTGCAACTTGTTTACCAACTTCGCCAATAGCGTTCATTAGGCTCATGTTGGCTTGACTCTGCTCAGGAGGACTACGTAGTGCAGCGCCGCCTTCGGCACCTCCGAATAGATTGCCGTTGTTTCGTAGCAAGCTGCCTAAAATAAGACCGCCAATAAGACCACCGCCTCCGAAAAGACCGTCGCCGCCACTCATCATCATGCCTGCAGGTGTGATTGATTCTGCCATTTTATTCTCCGTTTTTTATTATTGTTAGTGGAGTTAAACGGCTACTAGGCCGGCAAGCCTAGCTGCCGACCATAGTTAACTAACTATGGGTTTCTCTGTGATTACTTCGTACTCATCTAGGGTAAGGCACTCGTCGTGTTTACTTAACCACAACAAGTTGTCCATTATATAGTTTATATGATCTTGCGTTACGTTTGGATCTTTTGCGTGTTCTAAGAGCTTTTTCATGAGTTTAGGGCTAACCTCAATCTCTACGAACTTGTAATATTTATCGCCCATTAAAAACCCCCTCTATCAACTATTGCGTCATAGTGTTTCATAGTGAGGAGAGTATTTGTTTGCATTAGCCTGATTAGGTGCTCTGCTACAAAGTGTAAATCCTTATCGGAAGTAGCATCTTCTCTAGCAAATTCCATTAATCTAAGCATTAGCGGAACATCGACTGAAATAATGTCTAATCCGTTATATGCCATCATACACATCTCCGTGTGTTTAAATTCCCCTTACGGGGGCTGTTTGGGTTGGTTCCCAAATCTTATTGGCTGGGCAGGTGAACGGGTTTCGATCCCTAACTTTCTGTTTCACAGACAGACGTGCTTGCCACTAACACTATTCCCTGCATTGGATGGTGGACCGCCGGAGGATCGAACTCCGACCTATGCCGTGCAAAGGCACCGTGCTCCCATTATCACTAGCAGCCCTTAATAATAATATACGTGCGGTTTACGTCCTACTGTGGGAGGATCTACTAGCTCTAAGTCTGTGGCTTTAAGCACTGTGTGCTCCCACACACGACCACGACGACGCTGTGGACGAGTCATAGTAATACGAGTCCACCAGCTAGGTGTTGTACTATACCAGCGAAAATGACAGTAGTTTCTACGCTTTTTAGTTTTTTTGCCCGCAACTTGTATGTAACGAAAACCAATTCTTGATTCTGGATCAGTATCTACACGAACTGTATCGTATAAGTAGTGATCTTCTGGATATATTACATTATGCGGTTTATCTTTTAGAGTACGACTCATTGTTATCTCCAAAAAACCATAGTTCAACTCACTTAAACCCATTCTTCAGCCTGAAAGAGCTATCTCTGGCAGTTACCAGCGAATCAGTATGAGTTGAACTATGGCCCCACTCCCTAAAGTGGTAACATAGTGTCTTTTTACTATTGGGCGACGGCCCGCAGGTCTCCAGTGTCCAGTTACGTAGTCCACCATCACTCGTAACTTTTATCGCCCTAGTGCGCTATATAATCTAGGGATTTGATTATATAAGCGTGGCGGGAACTATATATGCAGGTGCTCATCCCTGCTTGCTCTAGACTTAGCTGTTATCGTTATTCAGCCTAATATCGTTAGGGGGTACGACCCCGTCCTAGTCACCAGCCTAGAGTTTATAGGTTCAGCGTGAGCAGCGCAATTACGGATGTTGACTAGAAATAAGTTTTCCCATTTCAGGCTTTAGAGTGCCATATATCGGGCCAGTCAACAGCCATATTGAAACACACTGTGGTCTATACATACTTTCTGTGAGAGGTATGTGGTGTACCAGCCCTGATCTTTTTACAGATTTTAATGTGCTTCAATATGGTGGATGCGGATGGATTCGAACCACCAGCGTTTCTAGTGTCACGAGTTTACAGCCCGCTGCCGTCAACCATTTGGCTACGCATCCATAGTAAAGTATTTTGCTTACTGCCTGCTTACGCATGAGTTAATCTTCCTGCCATATGATCCCGCTAAGGATCGGCTACGATTAACTTCAGCCCGCTTTAGGGATATACCGGCCGGGTACCCTTATTTCTCTGGGCTGCAATGTCCTGTTTATTTCACCTAGGACGAACAAAATACTTAACTATGGTGCCCTGGGACGGACTCGAACCGTCACGCTCGCGCACTGGCTTCTAAGACCAGCGTGTCTACCAATTTCACCACCTGGGCATGATAACGATCTAAGGTTTTAATCGTTGTGGCTCATGTACCCCAAGCTGACGCTTGTTGAGCTTTTGCGGTTTGTGCCGCCCCATTCACATTATAATAATATTATATCACAAATACCGGGCTAGGGCAAGTCTAAATTTTCATTTGCTTGACAAAACCCTGTTGGGCAAGGTTCTTTTCTTTAGCCTCTAGCATAATATCGGCATACGGAGAAAAGCTGGCTGCCCAGCGATTACACTCTTCATTCCAGTAGTAATCACTATGTGCTCGCAACTTGGCTTTAGTAAAACCTTGCTGGAGCAATTCACTCAGCTGTGGCTTGGTTTGAGCATCGTGATCTACCACCACGTTCTCACGACTCAAGCTGTAGTGGATTACAGGCCTGACACCGCGCCACGACTCCCATAACCGCTGCACTCGTGGGTCTTGGGGTTCGATATACTCGCCACTCATAATCCAGTGATGGTGAATATCTAGGACAAGAGCACAGGTATCTACTAGCTCTAGGCTGGCATCAATACCCCATGTAAACTCGGCATTCTCAATGGTGAGTGTATTACGGGCTTCACGGCTCAGCTTAGTCATTGCACGCTTAATGCCGTCTGGACCTTGTTTACCTGCAATATGCACGTTGCACTTGAAGTCTTGAAACTCACGACCATATCCCATGTACCGAATAAGATCGCAATGATACTCAAATTCCTGAATACTGTTCTCCACAATTTCAGGATTGTCACTAGCTAAGACGCAAAACTGACCCGGATGAAAGCTAAGACGAATATCGTGTTGTCTGGCTAGGTCACCTATCTGTGCAAATCTAGCTTCTAATTCGCGAACTACATCCCCTTGCCAGTAGAACCACGACCAGTCATCGTGAGTATATGCTGGAAGGAGATCGCTGCTTAGACGAAACATACGCTGACTGGTTGGCAGTTTGCTAATCCAGTCAAGCTGTTTGCGAACGGCGTTTGTATTCTTGTCAAGAATACCCCACAGCTTAGCCACAGCTACATCTCGGGTCTGATTGTTTAGCCAAGTAATTGTGGTAGTGCCGGTGTTTAAACCCGGAGCTGCTTTGTCATGGCTTTCTTGAATTTTGCAAGCAAAACCAATTCGTGGATGTTGTTTGAACATTATCGTCTGTTTTTATAGTTACGGATTGCTTCGGCGTCCAAGCTAGCATAGACTCTGAATTTGTCTTTACCAACTTTGTCGTAGAATTCCCTAGCCAGTTTGTACTGCTTTTCGGTGGCTTCAAGTCCCAGTGGCTCATATCTGCTCGCAAAACATTCTAACAAAAATTCACGGGTATAGCCTGCCATGTTTATTCTCCAAATGAAAGAATATTATAGCACAGCGGGTTTAGTAATTCAAGAGAGAATATAACCAAGTCATTACCAGTATAGCAGACACAACTAATACTATCCGCTCTGTTATGGTAAAGCTACCTGCATGCACAAAGTTATGCCACGCAACCTTCCAGTTTATGGGAGGGCTGCGTAGCTCTTTGCGTAGGGGACAATCTCTGCCTTGGTTACAGTCACCGTTACAGCATTTCACACTGTCGTTGGTAGTCATAGTGCGCCTTTAGGAGTTCATACTTATCTAGAACTTGTTTAGGAATTACCGAACCATACTGAAGGATAACTTGCTCAATTTCTCTGGCAAGTTGTCGACTTAGAAAAAGCTCTCTGTGCGTTCCCAGCTCATGTACTTCAAAGTCTTTCATTGTTACTCCAAGTCAATCCAGATTTTACTACTAGCCTGTTCAAAGCGTTCAGCTTGCCGCTCATAACCAGCGTATCCACGAGGGTTACTTACCACACGGCAGTTGCCGATCTGATAGTCATTCATCGAATGCACATGACCATGTGCCCACAGTTTAACCTGTGGATTGTCTAAGATGATGCTAGTAAGATCACTGTAATATGCATGGTTGATATAACCATGCACGTGCTCCCGGTACTCACTAGCAATTGACTCGTAGCTAGGAGCATGGTGAGTCATCACAATAGTTTTGTGGTTGGGATAGGCTAGTAAGAATTCTTCTAGGCGGGCACGGCTAAACCGGTGCTCTTGTTCGGCATCCCAAATGGAAAATTTGTGGGTGTAAAATTCGCCCATTCCATTGTTAACCAACTTACTGGGCTCGTGTTTAATTACACGAAAGTCACTCATTCCACTGCTAACCGCTTGACGCACAACGGGGTTACCACGATCATTATCTGTCCACATAGTAGCGCCCCAGATTAAGTAATCTTCTACTTTAACGTAGTTATTTTGTAGGATAGTTACGTTAGGGGGTAAGAGTGGCTCAATACGCTTACGCGCAGTTGAGAAATCATGGTTGTAATACTCGTGATTGCCGAACACGTATAGGACTTGCCCATACTTAGGAAGTTGAGTATCACAAAACTTGTGATACGCATCTAGTGTACCCATACCACGACCCACAGTATGTGCCAGTCGAATATGTCCAGCCTCTAAGAGGTCGCCGCACAGGAGTAACAAATCTCCGCCCGGTAAGACTAGTGTGTCGTATCCGGTATCAAAGTTAATGTGTAGGTCGCTAGCGATATGCACTCGCATGATTGTCTCAGTTTGATTATTGAATAAATATTATATAATTTTTGAGATTTAGGGTCAAGATAGGAATTTATGGCCCGGCCGGAGGGAATCGAACCCCCATTCGCACTTTAGAAGAATGCTGTCCTATCCGTTGAACGACGGCCAGTGTTTACATACCAGCTATATCCCTGCATACACTACAAATGGGATTTTGATCTAAGTCTAGGATTAGACGCTTAGACCAGATTGAACAATGTGTGCATTGCTCTATGCCAATGTCCATCTCTAGTATACTTTCGTAATCTAGGTCAAGTTCATCACATACTTTTTTAAGTGGCACACGGGTACGCTCTAGGCGTTTAACCAATTCACTTAGTTTCAGGCTTCCAGCGGTCATCAAGTTCACGGTGTGTTTTTTCAAATTCTAGGAGGAACATAAGACAACACATAGCATGAGCTAGGTGGCTTAGTCCCGATTCAGGATCACGATCTTCACCGTCTTGAAACGCTAAGATGTGACGTAGTGCTGCACTAAGTGGACGGGACCACTCAAATCCGCCGCGCCAATTATGTGCAGCATATTTCTGTTTGCCAAAGGCTAGTACCATAGCGGTTTGATGTAGTGCTTCGCTGCTGAGTAGGCTCATAGGAGCCTTGTGATCATCATACTTTAGTGCAGTACCTTGTGGCTTTGGAATAGCCTCTTGCCAAGTATGTTTACCAAAAAACTTATCGGCTTCAATAGCCTGTTTCATCTTTTCTAGGTCTTGCTGGGTATAGAATGGTGTTTGTGTAAAATTTATAGTTGTCATGATTATAGTATAGACAAAGGCGGCCAAGTCTCGTAGGAGAACTTGGCCGCGGGAACACACTTACCTGTACACAGGACTTATAGTGTAGCATCCAACTTGTACCTTTGAGCCGTGTACGGCCCAAATTATATAGTGGATTAAGGCATTTGAGTTGTTTCTTGCAACTAGCAGTTCGTGGTCAAATCCTAGAACACCACGCAAAGTAATATTATAGCATTTGTGGAAGACTATGTCAACGCTACTTTTTTGGTGGTTTAAATAAAGCCGGAATTTGTTGCTCACGGCGAATATTTAGGGTTTCTATAAGTTCATTTACTTTTGGACTTGTTTCTATGGTGTGTTCCCTGTTATACTTTAGATATGTGGGAAGTAGTTCCTGCCTAATAACCTGTTCTAGATTTTTAGTGTAATCCGTTGCCATGATAAATCCTCCACAATTTTTATAATTATAGCACTCTAGCAGAACCTTGTGCAACACAAAATTTTTGTTGCCTGCCCAGGACCTGGTTATATTTCGGACTTGATTTATTTTTGTTGATAGAGTATAATATATAATCTAGTCGTCGCCTGATAGACTAGAACTATCATAAACCTTTACCAAATCACACCAAAAATGCAAATCGTAAAAATGGATAAAGTACCGCTTCTAGCTAATGAATTCTTATTCTATCTGGACGCGTGGCTGCATTGTTACAAAAATCAAATCGATCTCAACCGAATCCAACGAAAGAACTGGCAAGTATGGCAAATTGTAGACTAAACTAGTGTGTGATTTGAGCAATCCACCCAGGGGGCTCAAATGAAAAAGTTTTTTGTTGTGTTGTGTGGCGCAGTGCTAATTTCCAGTGCTGTGGCAAAGCAAGCCGATCCAGAAACACAATGCTTGGCCCGTAATATTTATCACGAAGCCCGTGGTGAACCTTGGAACGGTAAGATGGCAGTAGCAATAACTACTATAAACCGTACTAAACACTGGCAGTTTCCTAAAACTATTTGTAAAGTAGTTTATCAGCCGGGGCAATTTCACTGGACGGGTAACAAGCATCTTAGGATAACTGATACCATAGCTTGGAATGACAGCATCCTAGTAGCACTTATTGCACAAGAGTTTGCACATGAGTATGCCCGGCACTTTCCTGCACTATACTTTCACAATCACACAGTTCGCCCACTTTGGCGACATAAAAAGCTGGCTACAATAGGTCGGCACACATTTTACCACTAAAATGAGCAATATAAAAGCTACTATTATCAAGGACAGTGTATATACTCCCACTAAGTCCAGAATTACTACATTTGAAATTGAGTATCCCAGATTCATCCTAGCCGAGTTTAACACTCACCGTATGCTGTCGCGTAACACGGCTAGTTCGCGAGCAATTCCTGTGCAAAAAATGCACGAACATATTCGTGAAAATACTGCGGTTCCTGTGGTTTGGGGTCAGAATAAAGCAGGTATGCAAGCAGACCAAGAAATACTGCCAGATATGCAAAACTATGCTAAGCTAACTTGGATGGAAGCCCGAGATAGCGCAATTCGCTACAGTAGGTTACTAGCAGATTTTGATGTGCACAAGCAGATTACTAACCGGCTTACAGAGCCGTTTCAGATTGTTAAAACTGTAGTAACTGCCACAGAATGGGAAAACTTCTTTTGGCTACGAGACCATGAGATGGCACAGCCTGAGTTTAAGGAACTTGCCCATCAAATGCACACACTATACAATCAATCACAGCCACAAGCACTACAGCCAGAAGAATGGCACCTACCTTACGTTAAATCAGGTCGAGCAGCTAATCATACTCAAATGTTTATTGACGAGCAAACAGGCCTAGAGATCAAACTGGCCGATGCTATCAAGATTAGTGCTAGTTGTTGTGCACAAGTAAGTTATCGCAAGCAGGATACTTCGCTAGAAAAAGCTATCAGAATCTACGATCAGCTAGTAGAATCAAAACCAGCACACGCTAGTCCAGTTGAACATCAGGCTACTCCTATTACGCAATGGGATACCCTAGAACGTATTGGTGTATCACATCAGGATCGATATGGTCAGCTGTGGAGTGGCAACTTCTGCGGTTGGGTTCAGTACCGCAAACTTATTCCAGGAGAAGCAAAGTGGTAAAGAATATCATATTTAATTTAATAGCGTTTTTGTTTTTCTTACCCATGCTAGTAGGTATTATTGACCTGTGGACACTAATTATGCTAGACCATACCGTTATCCTAAGCTGGGATTCACAAAAGTTTACGGGAGCTTGGTTGTTGTGCATTGCTGGTGTTTTTGTTAAGATTGCGCACACTTGGAGCCGAGCATGAGATCCGAACACTGGTCTTGTACACCACTAGCAGATCGAATTCGTGGTATTGCTAAACCAACAGCCCTAGAGTGGGATGCTTGGGATCAATGGCACGAAGGGGCTAAACATAAACATCCCATCCGTTACTGGATTGCTGAAACTGGTTTACAAAAGCTACAAGACATAGTTTACTGGATTCCGGAAAAAATTGATGCCCTAGTATACTGGGTGTATACTCGCTGGCAGAGACCCGCCCATGTGCTTCGAGCACACAAAGAACACATTAAACCCGGAACGGGCTGGGATTTCTGTGATCGCCTCCTGCCCTGCATAATGAGTGAGCTGGTCGACTTTGTGGAGATTGATAAAGCACTAGATCAAGTACGCTGGGATGTTGAAAGTCGTACTAAATATAATACTTCTTGGTGGATGTTTAAGTGGCCACACATTCGTGGCTGGCGGTGTCCACAAGCAGGCTTGGACTACCTAGACTGGGAGATCGCTTTAGGGGACGAAAGCCCAGATCAGTCTCATGCCGCTCGTGAGCTTAAAGAGCTCTACCTATGGTGGACCGAAGCCCGCCCCAACCGGCCTGATCCCTACGAGGTTACTGGCTGGACCGAGTGGACCGCAAGTCAAAAGCGTCTAGGTATCCTAAATAAAGATTATGACGAGGCTACTCGTGCTCGAGTTGATCATATGCTTGCTAAGCTTACCCGGCTAGAGGTAGCCTACCTAATTGAAGATAAACAACAGCTACACCGGGTAATTGACATCTACAGGAGATTGTGGTGAACATAGTACTTTACACCCGGGACTTTGAGCCTATCACAATCCTTGACTTGCCCACATGGTTAATCGAACAAATGGAAAAGCAGGGCAGGGTACGTGTAGCGGTACAAGAACCCCCAACTACCCAGTGGATGACAGATGCAGACCCCACTACCCCACACCAACCCAAAACTGTGGTCCTAGAGTGCTACAGGCTGCGATGGTCGGATGGCTCACAAAAGCCTATTATTGTTACCCAAGACGACGAGCTAGCACTTACACTTAGACCCGATTGGTTACCAGGTCAACGTGCTAGTATTAATAACTACAAGCAAACCATTAATAATCTTGTTTATATGCTTAAAAAGGCAATGAATCGAAATGACTAATGATGATATAATTTGGGTGCCTGTTTTAATTGGGCAAACCAACAAACAGCCAGAGCTGGCTATAAATAAAACTACTAATAAAAGTGTAGCAATTATTGAAGTTACACAAGATATGCAGTTTAGGGTAAAATTTACAAAAACAGACGGTACTTTTGACCCTGTACTAGAACTTTTTCAAACCAAAGACTTAGCCAAACAATATATTATTAATAAACTATGAACGAAAAACTTACTTGGAAGATCCTGCTCGGCAACACTTGGATTCTCGTAGACACTATGAATCGTATTCAAGCACAGGTAATGCGACCTGGTGTGCACAGTGTGGACTGGATTGCTACAGCTGAGGGTAAGCCACTAGGCCGATTCCTAAACCCAGATGATGGCAAACTCTTGATTGAACAAACCTTAGGAATTCGCACTTGATTGTGTGTGACTAACCCTGTATAATATATTCTTTGCAAAATTAAAAAAGGCAATGACTACAATGTTTTTCTGCGTTAATCCACAGTGTCAAGATGATGTGCCGCGCGAACGGTATCTCAAGATTAGTAAGCTGTGTTTAGTGTGTGGCGAAAAACGAGCACGCCAACAAACACACTGCGTAGTTCCCCTTGCTAAAGGTGCTTATCAGCCTATTATTAATCCCGAACTGCTCAAGGGTCTTGGCAAGTATCACAACATGGATGTAGTAGTATGAACCAAGAAAATAAAACCATATTACACTGGACACTAATAGGTATGTTTGTGCTGGTTACACTAGCCTATGTAGCCAATACTATTAAATACCACCTAGACCCACACCAAGACTGCTTTAAGCGGGGCGGTGTAGTAATCAAAACTCAACATGGATGGCATTGCAGTGAGCAATCAACTTCAGCATATAAGTGAAGATGTTTGGGACCTGTGGGTTAAATCTCAACTAGCGGCCCCAATTAATATGAGCCCAGTAGAATGGTTTGTTAACCAACTGGTAGAACAGGTTGACCAAATACTTGCCAACAGCTACGGGGGGCCGCTGCCTCAGTGTGCAGAGGCTGTTGACACAGCCCGGCTTAGGGTAAAGGAGTGGGTATATCGTGGGTAATTACTATACTAACGAACATGGGCAGGTTGGAGTCCTAATCACCCGAGGATATGGTACCGGCTGGTTTACCTACCACTGGATTTGGAGGCTGTGTGTTGACCCTGAACTATGCAGGGCCATTGATGATGGAGAGCTGGAACTAGCACTGGACCTGGCTAAGGAGATTGCTGATCAAGAGGGTACTGTACTTCTTAATAATGTTAGCATAAAAGATATACAAGAACTTGAAGTCTGCTGGACCGATCGGCATCGCAAGTTTTTTATTCATGAGTATGATGGACTAGAGTGTGTTTGGTACAAAGATGATATTGACTGGATTCAGCTATGATGGAATTCCTCTTAGCACTAGTCACCATTATCCTTATCGACATTGTACTAGGCGGTGAAAACGCACTAGTAATTGCACTAGCTAGTCGTAACCTACCGCCAGACCTAAAGCGTAGGGCTATTCTGTGGGGTACAGTAGGAGCGGTGGTAGCTCGATTCGTCTGTGTGGTTATCCTAGCATGGCTGCTGTTAATTCCAGGATTACGGCTGGTAGGCGGACTTGCACTGGTGTGGATTGCTTGGCGGCTAGGCCAACATCAAGAGAGTGCTGCAGTTGAGGGTAAAACTACACTGTTCGGAGCCATCACTACCATTGTACTGGCCGACTTTACTATGGGCCTAGATAACAGCCTAGCTATTGCGGGGGCAAGTGGTGGCAGTTGGCTACTTATTATCCTAGGTCTCCTAATTAGTGTACCTATTATTGTGTGGGGAGCCACTTGGATTCAGGTCCAGCTAGAACGCAGACCGTGGCTGGTATACTGGGGAGCTGGTGTTCTCTACCTAGTAGCCACTAAAATGATCCTTGATGAGCCGATTCTAGCCAACTGGCTGCAGGCACTTGATCGTTGGGTAGTTATGGTACTACCCGTCTTAGTTGCTGTACAACTAGCCTGTACTCAGTACTACAGGCAAAAAATTAAATCATAAACACCACCGGGGCATTCACCACAATTATTTTTGTGTTGAATGCCCTTTTTGTTTGTGCTATAATATTATATAATTTGAGAAAAGGACAAACCATGACGCCGCAAGAACAGTGGAGTTATAAGCAGAGGTGGATTCCCCAAGCGTATCAAGCTCCATTTCACAGCGATTTACTGTGGAAAGTAAAACATTGGCTACGGGCCAATGTTCCACAACACCAGTGGCACATTCGTGAGTGGACCAATGTCTACGAACATACTGTGTGGTTTAAATGTCTAATACACAAACACCAATTTGAGGCATATTTCTGTGATTAAAATCTACCAAGTTAATGCACGTGAACTAGACCTAGATAAGTACTGCTATCTAAGTGAGAACAAGCAGTTATACCTTGTCGAGTGGCAGAATGGCGAGGGATTTGACTGCGAGCTGGACGGGCAGAGGTTTGCCTTGACTTGGGGTCAGCTAGAGGCACTTAACATACTTGCACACTACAAGGAGTAGGTATGCAGCTTATACAATGCCACAAATGTGGTCAATTTGATCCTACATGGGACTATGCACACGTGTGTGGTCCGGTTGAGGTAAAACCCCAAATGAACCTATTGATTCGAGAACTTGCTATTGAGGCCGCTATCACAACCAACTTGAATACCGATTATTTTGAAAAAGATATGAATAGGTGGGTTGATTACTATTCAGAAAAGTTCGCCGAGTTGATTATTCTGGAATGTGCTAGTATAGCTGCTCGTAATCCGGATATTAGAGGTTGGACTTTAGCTAAACTCCTTAAAGACCAGTTTGGAGTTGACAAATGAAACTAAACTTAGACAGAACTCCATGTCCACCCAACAACCACACTGGATATAAATTGTTCCACTACAACGGCCTAGGCTGGTCATGGTGGTGGTGTAAGCAGTGCGGTAAACGATTTGATATTATTGGACCCCATGGCGAACAGATTCCTGATGACGAGGCAAACGATGCACCAGACAAACACCACAAATCCTATCGACTTTCCACACCATCCCTTTGAAGACTTACTCTACAACAGCGGATTAATTGCCCAAGGTGGTTGGGATGAGCTAGACCAGTACCAGCAAGAGTGTGTTAAACACCTAGTACAACTTACAGCTCGTGACTGTGCTACCCAACTGGCCCTCTTACCTATGCAACACCTACAAGAGCCACAAGCTACTACAGAACTAAATACCATCAGCGATTGTATCCGTACTATTCTGGAGCGATACCACTATGTGGGATGATAAGTATAAAAAGCCCAACTTCGACACCAACCTGTGGCGAACCGAAATCTCCCAAGCCATCTACACAGTTCAACTACACGAGCTGGAGCAAGTTCTCCAACTCATGGAGAGTGGCCAGATTGGTAAGGCCTATGACCAACTGTACCAAATTGTTTATCCACCTAACTTTGATGTGAGCGCATAATGACCCCTAAAATTGTACCCCTTCTTGACCAGTGCATTGAAACCGGCATTCAACTAGGCTGGCAACGTGCACACAAGCATACAAGCACCCCTACCCAAGACGAGATTCATACTCAAATCTACCAATGTATCTGGGCGGAACTTGATGCTTGGTTTGATTTCCCGGAGCCTTCAAATGACTAATCCTCCACAATTCATCGAAGTCCTTAACCACAACACTTGGTGGGTCAAGAACCTAAACCACGAACCAATCAACCCTGAACAGGTTAGGCTATACTTTAACCAACTATTTCCCCACAAAGAAGTCTACGTATTTACCAGTACTCCACTATACACAGATTGCTATGTGCGTGTGGAACACGACAATTAACTACTACCTCAACTAAATTTACGCTTGCAAACACTAAAAAAGTATGATATAATATTGTTATATCTAAAGAGATTAAACAATTGGTGATTAAACCCTAGTTTAAAACAACTGCACCAAGCTGTGCAGGACCAGGCGACGTTTCGCGAGGGCCCCTGAGTACCAGCAAGCCTAGTGCAGTTGTTGTAAGAACTAGAGGTGTTAATCACTACCAACTTAATAAGTTGGGTAATTGTTTTCTTTTAAAAGAATTATAATAAATTTTTTATACCCCCAATTTTTACGCTAAAACTCAATGCAAAAACTAAATAAGCTGGAAGCAATTCCACTCAATGAAATTGCTAATCAGGTCGACCCTAAGCTGCTTGAAATTTGGGTTGCTGAACAACAACTTCAAAGCAAAGAGGAGTGGCTGTGGCCTCAAATTCTAGCACACTATAATCGCTGGAATCTTATTCTAGACGACCACGGCAGGGTAGACATTCCCAAAACCCTCCGTATCAATATTTGCAGCGATTGGGATCTGGGGCTATGGAGGCTAGTTAATCGAGTAAATCGCAGCCACCTCGTCAAACGTCAAAGCCATCCCAGCTCTGTCAACTGGAGTAGTCTAGCTCCTACTATCCTCTTCGCACAACGTCGAGATCGTGGTGTTCCATACCACAAATGGCCCTTAGAGGGCCTAGATCGTGTGATCTCCAAGGAACTATACGAGTGTTTGCTGTGGGCTACTAATAACCCACACTTCCGCGATTTAGGGTCGGATGAGTTAATCGAAATTCGCCAGCAAGGACTCTTATACAAAACTGGACAAAAGCAGGGTCAGTATAAAAGTGCACTTACAACTTGGCAGCTCACTGGTCTGCCCACTATATGGCGTGAGATTCCTCGTCTGGCGGTCACAATGTTGACACAAATTTGGGTTTGCCATCCACAGCTACGAACACAATACTTAATCCTAGACCCCTGGCAGTGGGATCACATGCCCCCGCCGCTCCTACCCGACGAGATTTTTTCGGTTGTGGCGACTGAGGGTCCAAAACACGTTAAAGTCGCAGATATGCCATGGGACGACTAACAACATGAAATATACTAAAGAAATCACTGACCGTCTAGTGCAAAGGTACCGAGAAGGTGTTTCGGTGGACGTGCTGGCTCAGGAGCTCCAAGTGCCAACCAGGAGCATAATTGCCAAGCTCAGCTCGCTCGAGGTGTACCAGAAAAAACAGTACCTAAACAAACGCGGTGAGGTACCGGTTAAGAAGTCAGAATACATAGAACGGATCGCAAAACTGCTGAATATGAACCTTGAACTCCTAGAAAGTCTGGAAAAGGTCAATAAAGGTGTACTTGAGGTCATAGAACGGGAATTATCTAAGAATAACCGACCCTAAATCGTAATAACCAGAAAAAACCCCCAAAGCTGTGGAAGCCTTGGGGGTTTTTGTTTTGGTCGCGCAAACTGTGAGACTTGCTCTGGCTTAGGGTCAAACACCCATAATTTTAGTCTTGACACATAAAGGTTTAGCACTGTATAATATTGGCGCCCTACCCCAAATAAAAAAACCCACCAGCTTGCACTGGCGGGCTAAATTCCTGACCCTAAACCGTAGTCTGCTGGGCATGGGGCACCAGTTTTCGGGTTTGGGTTTCGCTCTTGGTGAGCTCATCAGAGGAATAGGGGAAGGGCAGCAACGACTGGACCATTTGCTACAGTTTAGGGTCTGGTTGATTCCCGTGAGTGCGTTCCCCGAATTTACTGATTCTAGGTACTGAGACATTAGGGACCCGTCAGAGCCAGACTACGTAAAACTGTATGCACTAGGTGCTGTCTGCTAGCAGTAACTAACTGCTGCCTTTCTGAAGTGTGATAGTTTGGGAATCAAACTTGAGTCTCGTACTTAGGTTATCGACACTTGTAGTTGGCTAAGTGGACTCTGTTTGTGCGCTTTATCGCATTTCCCAAACTATAATAATATTATACACTGTTTGAGTAGGGGCTGCAAGAGTAAATTTTTGCAGCCCCCGGGGATCAGGCTTTGAGCACTTCGACCAGGCGGGTCAAAACATCCTGATTTGCTTTTTCCAGCGATTCAAACTGTTCACTATTCCGATCACACACACGAGCAATGCGCTCGACCAGCTCAGCTTTGGTAACACGGGCCGCCTGTGTAGTCCGGGTCTTCGCTACGTACACACCCTCGCGGCTCAGCTTAGCAACCACACTACGCACACTCTTACCAAGAGTTTCAGCCAGTTGCTCCACAGAGACGCCTTGCTGATACTTCTGGACCAGTTCCTGAACTTGTTCAGGGGTATAGTTCATTACTTTGTCAGTCATTTGGGTTTCCTTATCAATCAATATAAATATTATACAGGGATTAGGCTTGAGAATCAAGTCAGGATTTTTTCTGGTTTTGGACGCCTTGATCACTGACTCAATATAAATATTATACAAGGTTTAGCACTCACAGGCAACCCCAAGATTTTGCACTTGAAGGTTTTGCACTGGCGCACGCGCAAGATTTTGCACTTGACAAGGTTTTGCACTGGCGCAACCTCCCCTGGAGGTTAGTAAGCACTCACTAACTTGGTGGGGTTAGTAAGTGCTCACTAACTTGGTGGGGTTAGTAAGTGCTCACTTCGCTAGGCTGGCACGAATCTTGCTAGTGGCACGAATTTTGCTTGGTGCGAATGAGAATCATTCTCATCTAGGCCTGGCACGAATCTTGCTTTGTGGCGAAAAAGCCACGGTTACAAATTGTTACAATTCTGCGCTTGACACGGGCCGATTTTATATGATAAAATCGGCGCCAGCGCCTGGCACACTTTTTGCCTTAGCAAGAACTGTGCCAGGCTGGGCCGGGGCAAAAAAAAAGCCCCGACCGGAGTCGGGGCTGGCACAATCCTTGCCTAGTTAGATAGGCTTGGAATTGGCAAGCGCATCAAAAATCGCTTTCAAAGCGCGCTTGTTCGCTTTGGTGAGCGAGTCGGTATCGGCTTCGCTCAGGTTCAGGATTCGACCGATAGCATCCGCAGTCATATCCTTTTTCTGAACGGGTTCACCCGTTTTTGTGGTATAAACCTTTTTCTGGTAAACACCCTCACGCGACAATTTCGCCACAATCGAGCGAACCGATTTGCCGAGATTTTCGGCAATGCTTTCCACGGTAACACCCGCGAGATAATCCGCGACAACCTTCGCGGTTTGCTCGGGAGTGTAGTTCACGGCTTTTTCTGCCATTTTGCTACCCTTTCAGTTTCGGGCAAGCGCCCCATGCACCCGCCACAGAAAAGATTCTACACGAAAACTCAGCCTTGCGCCCTGGGCGAGCCATTGTATTTTTTAATCGACTAGGCGACCCCGATAGAAAAATATTTTGTAGAAAACCCTTGACACGGGCAAATTTTATATGATAAAATTTGGCGCCAGCAAAGTGTGATGTTATAACATCACACCCGTGTGATGTTATAACATCACATAGGCCTGGCAAAATAAAACCCCGTAAGGGGTTTTTATTTAGTTATTAAATCCCGCGATATTAACGCCATAATATCGCCGGAAATATTTTCGCCAGCGATCAAAATAACCTGACGGAGAATGATTTAATGGTAAATCATTCTCCGATTGCCAAGCGTGAATATACTCATGCACAATCGTGGCAAATAATTCAACCGGATTCCAAATTTCCGCGCGTGAAACTTGTATGAGGTGATAATCAAATTCGTCCTCATATAATCCCACACAATAAACACCTCCGAGATTTATAGTCTTGCAAACCCGTAAAACTACGGGTTTGCAAAGTTCTATTTCGGTTTCCGCAATTCGCTGGAATAGTTCAATATCAGATTTGCGAAACTTCATTTTCTTAAATCCTCAATTTTGAAAAAGAGCATAACTGAAAGGCAGAGTGAATTAAAAAAATAATTGGAAAGCAAAATCCAATCTTGATTAGGCCAGATATAAACGATTGTAAATATCTCGCCAATTGCCCACAGAATAAGAAACATCCACGACAAACCTTCCGCGGATTTTTTACGGTAGCATTCTACAACCTGCGGAATTGCACAGGTTGCGAATGCAATCGAGCCGATAATACCGATTACGTCCGACATAATTAAATCGCCTTAAAATGATTTTTGACCTGAAAATCGTACCATGTATGCGCTTTGAGATTATCGCGCCAACCTTTACGCTTGATGATACTGGTGAGAATGGGCAATTCAAAATCGCGCGCATCCTCAAGCGCGGTATGCGGTTCAACCTTAAATTCGCCCTGAATAAATCCGCAAACCGATTCGGCAGTAGTCTTGAAAGACATATTACCCTTGTCAGTCGGCGGATTAAATAGGTGATTCTCTAAACAGAATTGACGATATTTGCGTGAACCACAAATATTACCGATTGCGGCTTGCCACAGGCAAAACCGATCCGTGAATAGGTCAAGGTCAATCGCAGTATTGCGACATTTACCCTCATCAAAGTTTAGATTATATGCCGTGAGAATCGGGTTATATTTGCCAACAGCAAGCGCAAGCCAACGATTAATTGCCGGTACGCTGGCAAGCATACGCGCGCCAGAATCTAGCATGGCGACATATTGCGCTTCACGTTTACGCAAACCAGCAAAACCCCAAATATCGGATTTTGCTTTATCATGGAAAAGGGTTTTATCCCCATATTCACCGCGAACCAGAACCGCACATTGCGTGAAAATCTTACCCTCACGGTCAACGATTACCGCGCCAAAATCGGCGACGGTATCCTGAATCGTTGTCTCAGTGTCAACGATACAAAAAAACTGCTTGCGAGCCATTATTTACCCTTTACCGGAAAGCGCCGGAAATCGCGCGTGGCAATTGCCACAAACAGATTCTATCACACAATCCAGCCCCATGCAAAAAATTCTATAGGGGCAAACCCTAGTGTACAAAAAACGACACGGGGCCAGGCCTGTTACAATTATTTACAATTTAGTGCTTGACACCGGCTCAATTTTACTAGTAAAATTGGCGCCCGCGTGGTTTTTATACAACACCATTGTTTCATGTGAAACATCTTAATGTTACGTTATAACATAACATGGCCTGGGCAAAATAATAGGGGCATATGCCCCTATTCACCCTCAACCCATTGCCACGTTATAGGTTCTTCCTCAAGGTACTCCCTAGCACGATACCGCGAACCCGTCAATAGGTGCCCGATCAAAATCAGGCAAAAGGCAGTTTTCATCAATGCCCCTGCTTGCTTGGAATATACACGCCACGGATACCGAAACGGTCACAAACGGCTTTGAGATATTCGACATTATCCTCATAAAAAACAACGTCATCGGTCTGGAAATTGACAAGGTTGAAAAACTTTGCTAGGCCACCGATTTTCAGGGTTCGGCCAGATTGAGTGTCGCCCTGTTTTCTGGAAACGATATAATCGGGTTCGCCTAGAGTGTCGCGGATAAATTGCATATCGGGTTCACCTAGTACGCGCGCAGTGGCAATGATGGTATAAGTTTCAGAATCGGCAAGGTCTGCGCGATATTGTTCGGCCAGCGGTAGCAGTGAATCGTCAAGCGCGCGATATTCATTCTCGCGCCAATAGTCTAGGTCGATACGCTCGCCACGCTCATCGATAACCGTCCGGTATCGATGAAGCGAGCATACAATGGTTCCATCCATGTCGTAAATTCTGATACGCTTGATTGCCATTATTTCAATTCCATTGTGTGAAAAGGTTTCGGTTCATACCCTAGAGTATACATGATTTCCTGCCACGGTTTGCCGTGATGCCGCTTATATTTTTTCCATCCGTTCAGGCAGTAGTCTATATAATGTGCAGTCTCATGGGTGAGAATTTCGCCCATCATCTCACGCCGGTATTCGCGCAAGTAGGGGCCGGAAAGAATAATCTCGCCGGATTCCGGGTAGCACATTCCGGCAGTACGGGTTAACCGTTCCGAGATTTTGAAGGTCGGAGGCTTATGCGCTTCCAGTTCCGGCCACACGCCACACGCGATGCGCCACGGTTTTAGCAGAGGGTTGAAAGTGTCCATGTGCTAATAGTACAGGAAAATTGCGTCTAGTGCAAGCCAGGTTTTATTGTATTTTTTAATCGACACGCGCACGCCCATAGAAAAAATTTTTTGCAAAACCCCTTGACACCCGCCAATTTTATATGATAAAATTGGCGCCCAGGTGTTGCGCCTACGCAACACCTGGGGTTTACCCTAGTTTACGTCACCCTTGACAAATCGCAAAAAGTTAAGGGCAACTTCCAGCGTAGTTTCTCCGGGCATACGGGGAAACGAAACCGTTTCGCCTTGAAAGGCTCGCTCCATTGCCAGAATCTCACCCTTGACAGGATCATAGGCATCGAAGTCTGCACAATAGGCAACCGCAATTTTAACCCAGTTCACGGAATTCCGGCTCCATGATTCAGGCACACTGGGGCGAACCGCAACCGTGATACCTTCCTCAACATCATAAACCAGCGAGCCACCTTCGCCCTCAAGGTCGGACAGAAGATTACGACGCAAAACCTGATCCCATTTTTTCATGATAAACCCCTTTAAGGTTAAGTTTCAGAGCCAGACCAACACAAATTCTTCGTCATGGGTTACTTGCAAACCCTCGAAACCATGATCGTCCAACCAATGCCATACATGATACACGAATTCCTCGGCATCGTGTGCGTGTGGGAATGAAATTGCAACAGCCTTGCGCTCCTTGTGCAATGCAAGGTTATCAATGCCAGCCCAAATCGCGCCACACTGCATGGCATGGTCAACTATCATTTGCGGATCATTCATCATTTGGTTTCCTTGTGTTGTGTCCATGTAGAGAATTATACAGGTTTTTTGGGGTTGTGCAACCCAGAGCATATAAGGAAAACCCTAGTGACCAAAAAACCACGCTGTTACAAATTGTTACAATTAAACGCTTGACACGGGCCAAAATTATATGATATAATTTTGGCGCCAGCGTGTTGTAAAAATACAACACGCTGCCAGGCCTCGGGGCTTGCGCCCCGAGCCGTAGTGTGCTACGCCTTGCTGCGGATAAACTCCGCAATCGCAGCAAGCGCACGCTTGTTTGCCTTGGCAAGCGAATCGGTATCCCCTTCCGAAAGGTTCAAGGCCTTGCCGATTGCATCGGCGTGCTCATCCTTTTTGACGGGAGCCTCACCCGTTTTGGTCGTGTATTCCTTTTTCTGGTATACGCCCTCACGGGACAGTTTTGCAACAATCGACCGAACGGATTTACCCATTGCCTTGGCAATTTCCTCAACCTGTACGCCAGCCTTGTAATCGGCTACAAGTTTAAGGGTTTGTTCCTCGGTGTAGTTTACGGTTTTTTCAGCCATGTTTATTCCCCTTTTTCAATGAACGAAATTCCAAGCAAACCTGATGCAATGCCAGCAAGCGCAAGCATTACGCTGGCGAACCAGTATATCACAGAACCCGTCGCGGGTATCTGGTCAAGCCCGCCAGCAACCGCAGCAAGCAACACAATCGAGAGCAGAACCAGCGCGAATCCTAGAATGCTTTTCATTGCAAACCCCTATCAATAAAGATTGTAATTCAGAACGTGAAAGATACGGCAACCCTTGTGCATTGCCTTAACCTGATGGCAAGCATCATCCTCGCTTTGAGCCTGTAGTGTAACAGAGCCTTGCTTGCCTTGCAAGTAGTAACTAATTGTGTAGGTGTTCCGCATGGTGTTCCTCAGTTGCTATGTGCTAATTATACACGCCTTGCGCCCAGGTGCAATGGGAGAATTGTAACAATTTGTAACAGCGCCAGGCCCTGTGATGTTATAACATCACAGGGCGGTTTTTTGACTTGACAAACCAAAAAATCTGTGCGCCCACCCACGCGTGTAACACCAGTAAAAATTTACCCATTGACCCTAAACCGCCAAGTGTGTTACACTTTAAAAAACTACAGGATCACCATGAACCAACTACCCACCGATACCATACAAATTTCACCTGAGTTACTCGAGGTGGCCAACTTGTACCTAGAGCACCAAAACACCCAAGAAGTGGCACAGGTACTCCAGCTCGACCCCCACGACGTTGCTCAGATCCTAAAGCGTCCAGATGTTAAATCCTACATCAATCAGGTGTTCTTCGACTTAGGCTTCAACAACCGATTCCGCATGCGCCGTGCCATGGACGCACTTATTAGTCAAAAGTTTCAAGAGCTGGAGGAGTCGCAAACGGGCTCCACTAAGGATATTAGTGAACTATTAGCCCTGAGCCACAAAATGTCAATGGAGTTGCTAGACCGTGAAATTCAGTTGGAGAAACTCCGAGCCGGCGGACCCAAAAATCAGGTTAATGTGCAGATTAATGAGGGTGGTGACGGTACCCGTTATGGGCAGCTAATCCAGAAATTGCTGGGAGACAAACTTGCTTAAAGTGTCGAGACCCGACGTAGAGTGGGACGGTATTCAAGAATTCGACCCACATACCCGATTTATTAAACTGCCTATCGAAAACTATCTCAAGCTCATCGGAGCATGGGATCAGCTCAACCGCGCGCAACTGGCACTAATCAATGCCATCAACAATCCCCAATACCGTTTTGTTGTAGCGGCACTAGCACGTCGCCTAGGCAAAACCTACATCGCAAATATTATCGCGCAACTTGTAAGCCTAGTGCCAAACTGCAATGTCCTAGTAATTTCACCCAACTACAACTTAAGCTCAATTTCATTCGAACTGCAGCGCAGGTTTATCAAGCACTTTGAACTAGAGGTAGAGCGTGATAACCTAAAAGATCGTGTAATTGAGCTCTCAAACGGGTCGACGGTACGTATGGGTAGCTTGTCGACTGTAGACTCAACCGTTGGCCGCTCGTACCAGCTCATACTCTTTGACGAGGCTGCGCTCGGTGACGGTGGCGAGGAGGCGTTTAACATTCAGCTCAGACCGACCCTAGACAGGACAGATGCTAAGGCTATATTTATTTCAACTCCTCGTGGCAAGCAAAACTGGTTTTCACGATTCTGGGATCGTGGGTTCTCCCCAGAATTTCCCGAGTGGTGTTCACTCTGGGCAGATTATGAAGAAAATCCCCGTATGAGCCCCAAGGACATTGAAGAAGCCCGTAGATCGATGTCAAAGCAGGAGTTTGAGCAGGAGTACTTAGCATCATTTACCACATTTGAGGGTCAGATTTATGAGCTGCACGACAATTCGGTACAGACTTGGGACCCTAAGTTGCAAGAGGATCAGAGTACTCAATTTCTGGCCGGCTGCGATCCGGGCTATCGTGATCCTACCGCGTTTCTAGTAGTAGCCTACTTACCAGATCCACGTGATGCGGGCGAGGATAAATTCTGGGTTATACGTGAGTATGAGGAGGCAGAGCAGACTACTGAATACCATGCGGGCCAAATTAAAACCCTAGCCGACGAGTTTGGGATCGAGCTGATCTTTATAGATTCGGCAGCAGCACAATTTGCCCAAGACCTTGCCTATCAGTACGATATTCCCACAGTTCGTGCCAAAAAAGATGTGTTACCAGGTATCGCTTATGTGCAAACACTGGTTGCACAGGGTAAACTATGGGTAGATCCTAGTTGTACCAAAACCATCGAAGCACTCAACCAGTACAAGTGGGATGATCGTGAGGGTTTGACTAAGGAAAAGCCTAAGCATGATCGGTATTCACACCTTATGGACGCACTCCGCTACTGTCTCTACTCGTTTACTAGATAACTATTATACTATAACTGAGCTAGTGTGTCAACTTTAAAATTCTAAGGCTGGTAAAATTACCACATTGACTATGTACTGCCCCGGTGGTATAATACTAACATTATGGCAAAAAATACTCAAAAACGTATACCTGTAAAATGGATCCGAGACCGTGCCAAGGGTGCTTACGAGAAGCAATCTAAGTGCTGGGTTTGCGGAACTAACCAAGACCTTGAACTACACCATACCCACAGTATTACCCTACTCCTAGAACAGTGGTGCCAACAACTGGGCATCCAGCTGGATACGGATGAGAGTGTGTTGGCGGTACGGGACCAGTTCATTAGTGAGCATCGCCGTGAGCTGTACGAACTAGTGTATACACTATGTAATCCACACCACGTCAGGTTACACCAGATATTTGGCAAAGCGCCCGGTCTGGGTACTGCTAGTAAGCAGCAATCTTGGTTAGAACTGCAACGCCAGAAACAGAGTGGAGAAGTGCTAAAGCAGCCTAGCTGGGGATCTCCGTTTAGTGAGTTTACCAGTGGAGATAACCGTGGGAATAAAAGAATTTTTTAGTGACTTGCGCTGGAAACTTAATCCTGCACAGGTTAGAATAGCGCAGGAAGAAGGTACCATGGTTGGTACCACTGCGCCAATTACCTATCAGCAAGCATTCAAGCGTGTTGAGATGGTTAATCGTGGTGTTAACCTCATTGTAAGCGCTTGCGCCAGCTTGGACTATGACGTCAAGGACAAGCTGTACGAGGGTGTAGTTGTAGGTACTCGTCAAAAGTCATTAAGTACACTACTCAACTACAGACCCAACCCCTACCAATCGGCACAAGATTTTCGCAAGAACATATTTACTGACTTTTTGCTAGAGGGTAATGTGTTCGTACACTACGACGGTACATTTCTCTACCACCTGCCCGCTAGCAAGGTAGAAATACTCACCGATGAAAAAACGTTTATTCGTGGCTACCGATACAACGGATTGGTAGACTTCAAGGAATCGGAGGTATTCTCGCTTAAAGATTTAAGTTCGGAGAGTATCTACCGTGGTTCGAGCAGGCTGGAAAGTGCACAGCGTTCGGTTCGTACACTCTACAACATGGAACAGTTTCAGGATGCATTTTTTGAAAACGGTGCTGTGTTTGGTATGGTTCTAACTACTGAAAATACATTATCGACCATAGCCAAAGAGCGCACAATTCAGTACTGGCAGCAAAAGTACAATCCTAAAGTAGGTGGTCGTCGTCCGGTTATCCTGGATTCGGGATTGAAGCCGCAAAAGATTACGGACACCAGTTTTAAAGAGATGGACTTTGATCAGAGTATAAAAACTCATCAGGAAAAAATCC